CGTTACCGCTGCAATCGAGGCGGGTGACATTGAGGGGGCGCTGGACGCTCTCGACATCGACCCGGCCGCTTTCAACGACATGCTGGACCGGATCAGGGACGCCCAGACCAGCGGCGGTCGCTACAGCACCGAGACCATGCCGAAGCGGCGCCCTGACGGCACCGTCTTCACCGTGCGCTGGGATGGTCGGGCCGTTGAGGCAGAAAGCTGGATGCGCCAGCACGCCGCCGACCTCGTCACCCGCACGACGCAGGATATGCGCCTGGCTGCCCGCCAATCGCTCACTGCAAGCCTGGAGCGGGGCGACAATCCCCGCCGCGCCGGCCTCGACCTCGTCGGACGGATCAGCCGGGTCACCGGGAAGCGTGAGGGCGGCGTCCTTGGCCTGACCTCCCCCCAGGAGGAAGCGCTGCGCCGCGCCCGCGAGGAGCTGGCTTCCGCCGATCCCGAGGGTCTTCGCAACTACCTGACCCGAAAGCGCCGCGACCGCCGCTTCGACCGATCGATCACCAAGGCCATTCGCGAAGGCCGGGCCGTCGACCCTGAGATCGCCGCCAGGGCAATAAGGCAGTACGCCAACGGCTTGCTGAAGCTGCGCGGCGAGACGGTCGGCAAAGAGGAAGCCTTCACAGCGCTCGAGGCGGGCCGGGAGCAGGCCTATGTGCAGGCCGTCGACGCCGGGAAGGTCTCCGAGGCGGCAGTCACGAAGGCGTGGAGGCATCTCGGCAACCGTCCCTTCCGGGATCAGCACCTCGCCATCAACGGCCAGAAAGTCGGCCTCCGCGCCGCGTTCATCATGCCGGACGGGACGAGGATGCTGCGGCCTCACGACCCCGCCGCACCGCTTCGCCACAGGATCGGCTGTCACTGCCAGGCGGACTACGAGATCGACTTCTACGCGAACTTGGAGTGACCCCATGGCCCAGGGCGCTTTCTCCGCAAAGGTCAGCGCCTGGGTGAAGGAGACCAAGGCCCGCCGCGACGCCGTCTATCGGGGCAGCGCGCAGGAGATCGTCGCCCTGATGCAGACGCCGCGGAACCAAGGCGGAAACCTTCGCGTGGAAACCGGCTTCCTGCGGGCCTCACTGGTCGCCACGACCGGGCCCAGCCTTCCGCCAGTCACCTTTAAGCCTGATGGCATCGACGCCTTCCCCTACGACGCCGGGCCGATCAACCTCGTCATCAACGGCGCCGAGATCAGCGAGCCGATCACCGTCGTCTACACCGCCAACTACGCCCGTCCTCGCGAGTACGGCGCCAGAGGCCAACCCGCCGACCGCTGGGTCGCCCTGGCTGCGCAAAGATGGCCCCAGGTGGTCGAGCAAGAGTGCGCCAAGGTCCAGGCGTCAGTCGCGTCCCGCCAGAAGGGGTAAGCCATGGCCGATCCCACCATTGTCGCCGGGCTGCTGCTGGCCCGGTGCGAAACCCTGAACGTCGGCACGCCGAAGATGCCGGTCGCCACGCCGGACGTGGCGTTCACCCCGCCGGCCGACGGCCGCTACCTCCGCGTCGATCTCTTCACCAACGCGCCCTTCTGGGAGGGGCTGACCTCGGGCCGCGTCGATCAGGGGCTCCTGCAGGTCACCGTCGTCTGGCCCAAGGGCAAGGGCCTAATCGTCCAGCGCCGCGCCGCCAAGCAGGTCATGGACCACTTCTCCAAGGGGCTGAAGCTGTTCGGCCCGGCCACGCGCGTCACCATCAACCGCGAGCCGTGGGCCGCGTCACCGATCCCCGGCGAAGTCTCCACCGAGACGCCGGTCACCATCAGTTGGACTGCCGTCTAAGCCGTCCCTGACCGCCCTACTGCCGAGATGGGCGCCGGCTTCATCACCACCTGAAGGAGCCTCCTATGAGCGCACTCTCTGACGGGCTGGGCACCAAGGTCTTTATCGGCCCGGTCGCCACGTCCGACGACACTTCCACCTACGCCGCGCTGACAGGCTGGGTCGAGATCGCTGAGGTCGAAAGCATCGGCGAGTTCGGCGACGCCGCCTCGGCAATCAACTTCACCTCGCTGTCCAAGGCCCGCGTCCGTAAGCGCAAGGGCGCCCGCGACGCCGGAGACGTGTCCATCGTCTGTGCCAACATCCCCGACGATCCCGGCCAACTGGCAGGCATCGCCGCCGAAGGCACCCGCTTCCGCTACGCCTTCAAGATCGTGGCGAACGATGCTCCCGACGAAACCGGCAGCGAGAGCGAGTTCTACTTTGGCGCTTTGGTGATGTCGAAGCGCGTGAACGTCGGCGCTTCCAATGCCGTGAACAAGCGCACGTTCAACCTCGGCATCGACACCGACATCTACGAAGTCCCGGCAGAAGCGGGCACGCCGTAACGCCACCTTCCAGCACCCCCTAAACTCAACGGTCGGGTCGCGCCCGACCGTCCTTTTGACAGGACACCACCATGGACCTTTCGGCCTTCAAGGCATCGAACGCCAATGAACCAGCCTTCTGCCATTTCAACGGCTTGGACGAAGAGCCCCTCTTCAACGACAAGGGCGACCCCGTCGGCGTCTGGCTGATTGGTCAGGACAGCGACGTCCTCACCGCGCTCTCGCATAAGCAGACCAACCGCTTCCTGAACCAGCGCACGCCGACTGCGGCGGTTCACTCCGAATCCGCTCTGTCCAACACCATTGCTTTCCTCTGCGCGGCCACGACCGAGTTCTCGAATATCGTCTTCGATGGAGAGAGCTGGCCCTGCGACGACGAGCATAAGCGAATGCTCTATCGCGAAGTGCCCATCTTCCGCATCCAAGCCGAGAGGTTCGTGCGCGACCGGGGAAACTGGCTGAAGGCCTCGCCGAAGGCCTGATCCAATATGCGGGAGCGGTGCAGGCGAACAGCCGCGTCCTCCCGCCCTTCCCCGAGGAGCTTCGGCACGTCTGGTGGTGCTTCTCGCAACTGGCCGGCACCCGTCCGGTCGGCCCTGTCATAGGCCCGATCACCTACGCTGAGATCGGCGAGTTTAACCGCGCCACCCTTGCTGGTCTTACGGCGTGGGAGGTTCGACTGATCCGACGCTTGGATGATCGCGTCCGCATGGTCGCGCTCGGCGAGGCCAATCCCACAAGCCAGATCAGTGCGCGAGATGGCGGGGGCGTGGCCTCGATGCTGCGCGGCCTGGCCAAACGGAAGAAGAAGGGAGGCGCGAATGGCTGATCTGGCCGAATTGGGCATCCGCATCTCGTCGGAAGAAGCAGCCATCGCCGACCAGCGCCTTGATTCGTTCACCGCTTCGGCCATGCGCGCCGATGGCGCAAATGACGCTCTGGCCGCCAGCGCCAGAAACGCCAGCACTGCCGTCGCAACCATGAACGCTGCCGTCCGGCAGCAGGACGCGGTGCTGCGGACCCAACAAGTCGCTATGCGCCAGTCTACCCTGGAGGGACTGAACCTCACCCGACAGTTTTCCGACATCGGCGTGTCACTCGCTGGCGGGATGAACCCCTTGATGGTCTTCATCCAGCAGGGACCGCAGATCGCCGACATATTCCAGCAAGCGGCAGCGGAAGGTCGGAGCTTCCGGACCGTCCTAGACGGCATCCTTGCCCGCTTGGCGCCCCTGTTGATCCCGCTCGGCCTCGTAGCTGCTGCGGTGGCGTCTGTGGCGGCGGGTTTTGCGCTGCTGCATCGCGAGGTTGGGAAAGGTTACCCCGACGACATCACCAAGGGCATGGGGCTCACTGAAGAGCAACTCGACCGGGTGAAGTCGAAGACTGTGACGTTCGGCGACACCTTCATGGCGACATTCACCGTGATCGGTAAGCACATCATGGACGGGCCGATTGGCGCCGCTCTTGGCTGGCTCGGCAACAGGGTCAGCGAAGTTCTCGACTGGATCGGCACAATGTGGGTCGAGGGCTGGGCCCTGCAAATCGGTGTGGCGGTCGGCGCCTATCGCACGATCATTGAAAACTGGCGCTCATTCCCGGCTGCCATGGGCGAAATCATGACGGACGGGGCGAACGCCGCCTTGCGCGTAGTCGAGAGCCTAATCAACGGCACGATCAGCCGCATCAACGGCTTCATCGAAATGGCCAACAATATCCCCGGCGTCGCCATCGGCAAACTGGGCACCGTCGACCTGCCCGAACTTGAGCAGAGGTTCGCTGGATCGACTGCAGCCATCGGCGCCAGCCTGCAGGCGAACGTATCCGAGGAAGTGGACCGCGCCAGGGCAGGCATTCAGGCCCTGGGGCGCGAGATTCAGGCCGAAGCCCTACGACGCGCACAGGCGCGGGCTCGCGAGGAGGCCGGCAAGCCGAACAAGGGGCGCGAGGGCAAGCCCGAGGCCGAGAAGCTGCAGGACGAGATCGAACGCTATATCCAATCCCTGAATGACCAAGCCGCTACGCTTGGCATGAATGCCATTGCGGCCAAGCAATATGAGATCGCCCAACGCGCTCTGAAAGCGGCTCAGATCGGCCTGAATGACGAGGTCGAAGCGGCCGGCCGCCTGCTAATCGACAAGATGAAAGCCGAGGTGGCCAGCACCCGCAGCTCGGACGAAGCGCTGGCGGTCATCCAACTGGAGACCCGCCTCATCGCGGCTTCTAACATCGAGCGTGCCGTCGCCATTGCACGTTTGCAAAAGATGCAGGAGCTGGAGCGCGGCGGCGTCAAGGTCGGCGACCCGGGCTATGCCGCAGCGGTTGATGCCGCCGAGAGGCTGGCTAAGGCCCAAGACGAACTTCGCGTTGGCCAGGATCGCTACAACGACAGTCTGCGCCTGACGCTCGACCTCGCCCGTCAGACAGACGACATCATGCGCGACGCGGCGAATGGCTTTGCGGACGCCTTCGGCGAGGCGGGTGACGCCATCGGCGGCGTGCTGAGCCGCATGACCGATCTCAACAACCGCATGGCCGAGATCCAGGAACAGCGGGCCGAGATGGCCCGGCGCGGCACACTGACAGCCCAGCGCGAAGCCATGTTCGAACGCGACCGCGCCTCTGCGACCATTGGGGCGTATGGCGACATGATCAGCGCGGCTCGCGGCTACTTCGCCGAGGGCTCGGACGGCTACAGAGCGCTTATGGCGGTCGAGCAGGTCTATCGCGCTTTCCAATTGGCCTCCGCCATTCAGGCCATGGCGTTGAGCGGGCAGGAGACCGCCTTCACTCTGGGCCAGAACGTCATCAAGGCCGCTTCTCACGGCGTCGTCGCTGTTGCTCGCGCGCTGGCTTCTCTGCCCTTCCCCCTGAACCTTGCGGCCGGCGCCGCGACCGTCGCCGCCCTTGCAGCTATCGGCGTGAAGATCGCCGGAGGCGGCGGTGGCGGCTCGCGAGGCTCGGGCGATGACGAAGGCCCCGACCACAGCACGAACGCCGTGCGTTCCTACAGCGCTCAGGACGCAGCGGCACGCGATCAAGCGACCTCTGCCATCGCGTCCAAGGTCGAGGTCCGTGTCACCGCCGACCGCGAGGGCCTGAACGCCTATGTCATCGGCACAGCGCAGCGGGAGGCGGTCGGCGTCGCCGCGCCCATGGCCGCCGCCGCAGCCGCCGGCGCCAAGCGCGACGTCCTGCAGACCCTGAACGAGCGCCAGGTCGGCAACCGGAAGATCTCAGTATGACCGTCCACGTCCTCCC